GATCAACGCGCGCCGGATCGTCAATGGCACCGACAAGGCGCAGACCATCGCGGGATATTACTACAAGTTTAAATCGGCTCTAAAGCAGATCCCAGTTGCAGCGCCGCTTCAAGAAGCGGAATTGCCCGGTCTTCCTACAGCGCCGCCTATGCCGGAACCGAGCTAATGGCTGCGCGCTCTTCGATTGGCCGCTTGTTCCTTGCGTGTCGCCCAGCGCACGTTGCCGGGTTCGTAGCCTTTGTCGTTGTCGATGCGGTCGAGGCTGTAGGCGCTGCGTTTGCCGTTCTGGCCCGGCGGGCGTTCGCCCATATCGGTGATGAAATTTCGAAAATCATACCAGCGTTCGCACACCACGACACCGCGAGCGCCGTAGTCTTTCCATCCTTTGCTTTGTGGGTTTCGGCATCTATCCAGCATGCTCGACCAAACATGGTAGATTTGGGTTCCGGCACGAAGATGCTTACAGTTGTTGGCAGGCATAGCGACCTCTTCCACAGGTGGCTGAGCTTAGAAACGGCTCGTCGTTTGCGCGGCGGGCCGTTTCGTCATCTTAGCATGGAAACGAGCTGATGGATGGTTCTCGCCGAGCTCGTCATCCCGCCGCCGAGTCCGAAACTGCTCGACTACCCGGCGTCGGTCGGCCTCGTCATTGCGGCCGTTTTGACGATGTTCATTCTTTGGGTCGCCAACAAGTTCGACCGCACCGGGGGCACGCTGACGATTTCGTTATTGGTGATTTTGTCGTTCCTTTCGCTGGTCACCTATTGCGCGTTTTTCACCATTCCGACCGACGAGATCACCTCGGGCGCGATCGGCGGTCTGGTCGCCGCGTTTGGCGCGGTAGTGACCTATTGGCTTGGCCGAAACTGGAAGGGGCCGCCTGAATGAGCCCGCTTGGCGTCGTCCTGATCGTCATCCTGCTCTTGGTGCTGTTCGGGGGTCTGGGCGGGCCGCGGTTCGGAGCGCCTTGGCAGTACGGCTACGGGTTCGGCAATAGCGGCGTCGGGCTGGTCACTGTGCTCTTGATTGTGGTCGTTGTGCTCCTGCTGACGGGACGCCTGGGATGAGCAACGGCACGACTGATTATCAGACGCTGTGCGCGCAGATCGCTGATTGGGCGAACCGACAAGATTGGAGCCAAGCTCTGGTTGCGTCGTTCGTCGCCATGGCTGAACAAAAGTTCAATTCCGACCTTCGGGTCAGCCGGATGATCGCCACCGCGCAGAACACCGTCACCTGCGGCTGCGCGCCGCTGCCCGACGATTGGCTGGAGATGGATCTTCTTTTGATGGCCAGCCAGTCGACGCCGACCGGCTGGGTGCCGCTGACCTACAAGGCGCGTGACGAGTTCTTCCGCCTGCCTGCCCAGCCCTATTCCGGCACCTATGTCCAGAACTACAATTCGACGTGGATGAACTACACGATCGAGGGGACGACCCTCTATTTCGGCGGCGCGCCCAACGCGATTGAGGGCACGCTGTTCCAGATGAATTACTACCAGGAAGTCCCGGTGATGGCGAACACCGGGAGCTCCTGGGTCTACACCAAATATCCGCGGCTTTATCTGTTCGCGGCGCTTGCCAACGCGGATCTGCACGCGGTCGGCGAGGAGCAGACGGCGATGATGCTGGGCCAGGAAGTCGACAAGATGATCCAGCAACTCAACAACGCTTGGATGACTGCTAAGGCAAGCGGTTCGCGGCTCAAGCGCACCAGAGTGAGATCGTTCGGATGAACGACCAATGGGTTCCCCCGGCTCCCACCACGCCGCCGTCGCCGCCTTCTAACCCATTCCCACCGGCGAACAGCTGGAACGATGTTGCTGGTTGCTTGGTCAGCGCCAATCAGCCCTCGATCGTCAGCGGGATCGTCATCAATGGCGTGCCAGCGACTATCAGCTCGATTTACTGGCAGGTTTCGCTCAACGACGGCTCGGGCAATTTCCAGATCAACCAGCTCGATGGCGCTGGCAATTTCGTCGGCACATCGATGCAGGGGTCGGGCGTCGACGGCAGCATGACGGTTGCCCAGGATCCAACCCAACCGTTAGGAGTGGTTACTAAACAATACGCCGACGCTATTCCTCCCGGCGAAGCGCCGATGGATCAGGGGATCTACGCCCGGTTTATGGGGACGTGGTATTCGCTTCCTGCCTATGTTCAGGAGGCCCCAAGCGGCCAGATCTTTGGCCGCTTCAACGGCACTTGGGCTCCGGTGCCTGTCCAGACCGATGCGCCGAGCGACGGCAACACCTATGGGCGCTCGAATGCGGCTTGGAACCCGGCGCTGGCGATCACCGGCGGCACGATTACCGGCAATCTGACGGTCAATCAGGTTCTGACCGTGCAGGGGTCGAACAGCTTGGTGCTGAACGCCCCGGTCGGCAATCAGCGTTCGATCCTCGGCATGACGTCGAACATTGCGCGCTGGGGATTGACGCTCGGCGACGGCACTACGGAGGGATTGAACAACGTCGGTTCGAACTTTACTCTAGCCGCTTACAGCACGACCGGCGCATTCCTCGGCAATTGGCTGACCATCGCGCGCGCGGATGGCTCGACGGTGTTCAACGGGTCGGGCGTCACCATCAATGGCGGCCTTTCGGTTAACGGGCTCCTGGCTCTCGCCAGTCCGAACAACCTCGCGATCTACGGCGGCTCGGCCGGGCAGTTTCTAGAGACTAATGGTGCAGGTGTGCTCTCCTGGCAAACCCCGCCGGGAGCGGGCGGCGGGATCGGAGACGCGCCGACCGATGGCAATGCTTATCTGCGCTCGAATGCAGCCTGGGCGAGCGGCGGCACAATAGCGGGCACGCTGAATATTTCTCCACCCACCGGCAGTGCCAGTCTGAATTTAAATTCTGGTTCAACCACGAATACCATTTCGCTTACAACAGGTTTTAATGCTCTTTTGCAGCTTAATTCTGTAAACGGCCTTTCTGATATTACAATGGGAAAGGCGTCCAGTGGTGGTTATTCGTCTACTATTACAGGTGTTGTTGGCGCAACGCCGGACACCCGCTGGCGGATTGATTTGGTTGATGCGACCGCCGAAACTGGGGGCAATACTGGTTCTAATTTTGGCATAGTCGCATTTAGCGATGATAGTTCGGTGATTTTCACGCCGCTTTCGATTGCCCGCGCGACTGGTGTCGTCAATTTTTCTACGACCCCCACCGTTGCTGGGGTTCCGATCGGCGGTGGTGGCATTGCTGACGCGCCCAACGACGGCACGGCTTACGCCAGGAAGAGCGCCGCTTGGGCGCATCTCGCCCATACTGACATCACCGATTGGGCGGCGACGCTCGCCAATTACTATCCGACCAGCAATCCGAGCGGCTATCAGACGGCGGCGAACGTCACCACCGCGCTTGCGCCTTATGCGCTGACTTCGAGCCTGCCGCCCGCTTCGACGGTGCTGCCGATCATCGATGGGACGGCGGCGATCGGCGTCTCGACGGCTTACGCGCGCGCCGATCACGTTCACCCAACGTCGGCGGCGAGCGGCGGCGACACAGTCGACATCGCCTATTTCGGCGATGGGTCGGACGGCGCGGTCAGCATTACCACCACGGTCGTGCTGACCCGTGACATGTACTATTCCAATTTGGCGATCAGCGGCGCGGGCATCCTGCAAACAAATGGTTGGCGGGTGTTTGTTTCTGGCGTGCTTGATCTTTCGGCGGCGGGCGTGGGCGCGATTGCTCCTAACATACCATCAACCGCTGGCGGCAATGGTGCCAGTCCAACAGGCGGAACCTCCGGTTTTGGTAGAGCGGGGACGTTTTTTCAGACCCTTAACGGTAATGTTGGAGGTGGAGGGGCTACCGCCGCCAATGGCAGTGCGACCGGCGGTGGTCCAAACAGTGTCTTAGCGCCGGGGGCTCTCGGCGGCATAGGGGGGTCTGGAGGTCCGGGTGGCATTGGTACTGGCACTGGAACTCCGGGTCCGGGGTCTTCTACTGCCGCTTCCGCTATCGCCCGTTTGCGACTCTTGCTCACTCTTCCTGTTATGCCTCTCACCACAACAACCGCTCCCATCTATTTTGCTGGTGGTGGCGGCGGTTCAGGCGGTGGCGGGAGTGGGGCCACTAATGCCGTCAATGGCGGCGGTGGTGGTGGTGGTGGTGGTCCAGCCGGTGCTATTTTCTTGTGGGCGCGCACCATCCTTCGTGGCGCTGGAACAGCGGCGGGGGGGGGTAATTTATCG